AGGAATATCAGCTATATTTTTACATTTTTTATATTTAGTTTTTCCTTTTCGTACAATTATTAAACCGCAAGATTCTTTAGGTGATTCTTCTTTTGCATGATCTAATATTTCTTTTTTAATATCTTCTGTAAGATTCATTTCAACATACCAATACTAGGAAAAGAACCATATGGCAAAGGAGCAAATTGTCCGAATCTAGCCTTGCAAGAACTTAATCTTTTACCACAAACATCTTGTGAAGCACTAGCCACTGACTGATCGTTAATGTCAAAAAAATTTGTTCCTGTATAACTACATTCTGAACTTCTATAAACCCATTGACAAATATTAGATACACACTGTCTTTTTGGTAGCATTTCACCTTGTTTATCAACAGGCATTACTAATTCAAATTGCACTATATCTCTGTTTTCAGCTACTTTTCTATCTATTGTAAAAGTTTGATCGGGATACCTTGCATTTGGATCAGCATCAGGTTGACCATCAAGATATTTTCTTAATGTTCTAATTCTTCTTACTGTCGTTCCAGTAAGATCATTACCATTAAAAAGTGCAGTTTGACTTGGATTTGTAGTGCGTTGAACATTATTTACAGTTTTAATTAGTGCTGTGATCGCACCATCTAAATTTGCAACAGTAAGTGTTGGTCTAGGTAAAGTTCCTTGGGTTGTCATTTCAAACCCTTCGCTTTTAATTGGAATTGCAGAATATGTATTACTGTTGAAAACTATATTCCCTGTAAAGCCTGCATTTAAACCATTATGAAAATAATATTTTGTTACGCCTAAAGCAGTTGCAACTTCACTTTCAAACTCAAGTTCAAACAATTCAATAATTTTATCAGGTGCAAAACTATTTAAATCTTCAAAAACACTACTTATAGCAGTCCAAACAACAGTGTTATCTGTAACAGTAGATCCTACATCCGTACCAAAAGCAGGTTCAGAAACGCCTGTAGTACCTGCTGTGGTACATTCAAAAACAAGTCCAGTTGGAACGATAGCCGAAGCCGACCTTACAACAGTTCCAAGAGTAACAACGGTGTTAGCAGTCCACGCAGAATAAGCCATTAAGTTTCAAATACCTCCCTAAATGTACATTGAATAATTGCACGATTTAAATATGGAATTCTTTTACTGAAACTATCACAAACAAATTTACGTTGTCCTGACATTGTACAAGTTACATTTCCGCTTGTTGTACCCGTTCCACTTTCAATAACAGTAAAAGTATTTTGGTTTACAGAAGTAGCAACAATATAATCTCCATCAGTACCCGATCCAGTTGTAAAATTTAATGTTACTTTATCCCCAATAGCAACGCCATGATTTGTAATTGTTATTGTATCTGTGTTTACTGACCTTGAATAAGTACCTGTTTTAGAAATTCCTTCACCTGGAGGTGTAAAATTAAAACTTTCATTATCAAACGCTCTACTGTTTAGAAAAGCTTCTATTACATCAGAATCTGCTTCTGATACATTAAATTCTAAATTATAAGTTTTAGGATTTTGATTAATACCAAAAGTTAATCTTTGCTCAAATCCATCGCCAAAAACAACAGTACGAACTCTTGGATTAGTATTTTTTGAAAAACTATAAGTTGGTGTGATACTTGGAAAAGTTGCCATAATTATGCCTTAGATAAAAGCCCTCCAGCTCTTGATTGTTTCACAAGTTCTTGTTGCACAGCTAGACCGATCAATTTACCTAATTGACTAGAAGAAGCCTCATCACCCTCTACTTCAGTGCCAGAAGCATCTACATTCACTACTATATTAGTATTACCTCCTAAAACATGATTTGGTGTAACTGTTCCTGAAACTCCAGGAGTAAACATTTCAGGACCACGTTCTCCAACTACATAAGAACCACCTCCTCTTACTGATCCTCCTCCCGCTCTAAAACCAAGAAGCGGACTTGGGCCACCAGCACCTGGTGAAAATGCTCCTGTAAGACTTGAATTGCCTACAAAACTTGAAAATAAACCACCACCACCTCCAAAATTAAACAAACCTAAAATTGACTGTTGAACTCTTGTAGCCATAATTTTTGCAGCCATATCTAGGAAATATGATGAAATCCTGCTAGTCATATTTCTAAAAGCATCAGTAACAGTCATAGTTCCTGTAATCACACCTTTAAAACTATTTTGGAACGATGAACTTATTGTTTGTGATAAACCAACAACCATATTACCTGTATCAAGTAACTGCTTTAGTTGCTGATCTAATAAAATCATTTCAGCTTCAATAGGATTAGCTAGTAATATTGCTTGATTTACTAACTCTTGCTGTATATCTCTCTGTATTAATAAACTTGCAACTAATTTGTCATTTTTTTGTGTTTTGGCAATAAGTATAGAATCTTCAATAGCAGATAATTTATTTTTTGCTTGTAAAATCTTTATTTCTTTAGGCGATAGTTCAAATCTTCTTTGTTCTATGCTCAACCTATTATTTAAATCTTTTAATGCAGCCTCATTACTTAATTTTTCAACTTCTGCTAAAGTTTCTGCATTATCAAGAATTTTTCTTTGCAAACCAAGTTTATGTTCTAATTTAAGTAATTCATCTGCCAATTCATCGCTTGCTCGTAAACCAAATTCTTCAGCTTTAAGTAACATTTCATTTCTTGTATTAGTGATATTATTTTTTGCTTGTTCAACACGCAATTCTGAAGAGCTTAAAGTTAACCTTTTACTTTCTATATCTAATGCTTGTTGTAAAGGTAAAATATTTTTATTAAATTTTGCTGTTTCTTTTAATACTTGTAATCTTTTTTCAAGTTTACTTATATCTTCATTTACAGTCCCAGGTTTTTGAAAATCAGGATTTAAAGGAACACCATCAATAATTGGATTACCTTCAGCAACAGGTATATTACTCATTCCCTTTCCTTTCTTTATAAATCTATCAACTTGTTTAGTAGGATCACCTCCTGGACCAAACAAAAGCAAACTTAAAGCTTTCTCTCCTATATTTTTACCTGTACCAAAGAAATCTTTAAACTTACCTCCTGGCCCCATAATTGCCTGTTCAAGATCAAAGTTTCTAAGCTCTTTTAAAAATGGTGTTAAATGATTTGCTAAAAATAAAGTTATTTCTGTACCTAATTTATTTATTCCATTTTTAAACTCTTGCATTTTTTCAGTATTTTCTTCTATCTCATCTGTAGTTAAACCAAACTCTTCTTTACCCTTTTCTAACAACAAAGTTGCTGCTGCTGATTTCATACCAAGTTTTTCTAGTTCTAAAGCTAAATCTCCAGTGCTTGTTCCAACTAATCCAAATTTATTAACTAAGCTTTCAATATTTTCAGTAGGCTTTGCTAAAGCGTTAGTCAAATCGTCAATTGCACTACCAATAGCTGTGCCAGCAATAGAAAGAGCAAATCCAAATTGACCCATTCCTGGTATTGCAGATAAAGCACCTCCAGCTACACCACCAAGAGCACCTCCAATCGCTGCTGTTGGCCCTTGTCCAAAAAGTAAAGGAAAACCACCACCTATAATTCCACTACTAACTGCACCAGTAGCTCCTCTCATAATTGAACGTCTTCTTGCTTGTCTAACCGTTTGAGCTATTTTTTGTTCATTTAACAACCTTTTTTCTACAAGTCTTAAATTATCTTGACCTATTTTTCTTGATAATCTTCTTTGTTGTACTTGATCTTTTAAATTTTGAACACTTTTTGCCTCTAATCTTTGTAGTGACTCAGTTAACCCTTTTCTTTCTCGTAATTCATTTGCTATTCTTTCACTTACTGGAGATGTTTGCCCTTGCAAACTACCCATTCCAAAACCAGGAATCATTTCTAATGGTGAAGCTTGAAAAGGCCCAAGAGGAGAACTGTATTGATTTGCACCTCTCATCAGTTTTCTTCTTCTACGTTCTATAGAACTTGCCACAGGATCTCTACCAACACCTGTACCTGGTAGAGGCATTGGCCCTGTTCCCCGTAAACGATTTAGTAAATTTTCTCGTTGATTATATTCTCTATTTAATTGTTTTTCTGCTGCTATTAATTGTCTCGCAGCTTTTGTTTGAAGTTTAGTACCAGAAGCAACACTATTAAAATTTGATTTTGCTGTTGATAATACCTTATTTAAATTATCAAAACTTTTTATTACTAATTTTTGATCTTTAGAAGTAGTTTTTAAATTATGATTTAACGCTTTTATATTTTTGGTCGTATTATCAACAGTTTTATTAAAATCAGTAAGTTTTTTTGCACCTTTTAAAGCAACAGCAATATCAACACTATAATCAGCCACTTGCTATAAAATT